CCTTATCATGGCTAAATTTAATCATGTCACCCTCAACTACCGTACCTGTAATTCCGTCCACTACTATTGTAGTTTGGCCTGCTGCCTTAGTACCGTTCACTCTTAACGTGCCTGATGCTGTACCTCTAGCATCTTCAAGGATAGGGATTCTTACTGTGAAGGTTTCTGACTGGCCACGTTGCTTCATAATATAAGCATATACAGGCATAAAGTCTGCTTGAGTCATAGGTGGGTATTTTGCTGAGAACTCCCAATACTGACTTGATAGTTTTCTTGATTGTGTTCTACCGTTTACAGTCTGTGATGTTAGAGTCTTATCATTAGACTTTAAGTTCACTGACTGAAATACGGGTGTCGTTGGATATGCCATTAAGCTGTCACTCCTGTCATGCCTCTATCGTTCATAGCTTGATTAATAATGCCTACAATCATGCCTCTACGAGAGTCTAATAAATTATCAAAACCTTGCGTGTCGTTTGCGGTAATGTTGAAACTTACATTTACGTTGTTAGTCTCACTACGTGAGCCACCTGAAGACATAGCATCATTTGGAATAATTGTGCCTGTTTTGTTTGGAACGAATAACTCAGCACCTTGCTCACCAACTACATAAGGCTGGTTTCCTGTCACAGTACCACCGTCAGCTCTGAACATACTAGAGAAATTGAAAGCGTTTGCCATTCCTTGAGCCAATGGTTGTGCTACTTTAATTTTAATAAATTCAGCAAGAACAACCCTTGCCATATCTTTAACAGATTCTTTAAGGTTTTGCGTACCCTGACCTATGTTCATAATCATGCTTGTAATAGAATCTGACATTGAGTCTGTTAATCCTGCCACTTTTTTAGCAATATCAAGGTCATCCATTCGTTTAATTGCTTGAGTATATGCGTCTTGTGCTTGTTTTGTTAATATAGCCTTTTGCTCTAAAGATGTTTTTTCTGCATCGTTAATTCTTAAAACCTCAACACCGTATTCTCTCTTTAACTTTTGTCTTTTTGTTTCTTCTATGCCTACTGTTTTAAGTTTATTTATGTATTTATCAACATCAGCACCGGCTTTTTTCATTATCTCGTCTTTCTCATCTGATGCTGTTAATTTTGCTTTTGGTTTAACACTATCATCTATAATGCCTTGCATTGTAGCAATCTCTTTCCTGATTTCTTCTGCTGTATTTTTTAAACTTGCCAATGATTTTTCAGCAAGTTTTTTACCAATTTTTTTAGACACTTTAGCCATGTCAAAGTTATTTATCTTTCTTTGTACTCTCGCTAACTGTTCTTGGAATTTTTCAAGGTCTGATTTGGCGTTTCCAACTACATCAATACCACCTGCTTTCCTAACCCCTATAATTGCTCTTGTTACCGCATCAATACCTTCTGACAAAGCAGCAATACCTGCAAATGCTAATTTGGCTTTCTTACCGCCTAACAATGCTATAACTAAACCATACTCTCTAACATAAGGTGGCAATCCTAAAAACCCCTCAATAATACTACCAAAAGCCTCACCAAGAGTAACAACAGACTTACCAAACTTCTCTACATTTGCTAGAGTAGAAGGTTTACCTAATGATTCTGTAATACTCAGTACAACATCTTTAGTCATTTCAAATACACCGCTATCGGCAAATTGAATCTTTAACTTAAACCAAGCATCTTCCATCATTGATACTTGACCTTGGAATGTCTTGGCTAATTCGGATGTTGCACCCTTCGCTGTGGTAGTTCCCTCTTCCCACATTTCTTTAAGTCGTGTCTTTGTTTGTTCGGCACTATATGTAACACCTGCCTCAAACCCTAAGAATGAAGCAACACCACGCTCACGGAATAAGTCAGCACTAGCAATACCACTTGCCATTGCTCTTTGTAATTGTTCTGCTGTTTTAACGAAGTCAAGACCGGATACCGCTGCGATATCACCGGTCATTTCTAATAGACCGTTTAAATCGTCAATATCATCTGTAACTGTTAATAAAAGCGGAGAGGCTTTTTGAATATCCTCTAGTGCGAATGGCACTTTAGACGCAAAGCCTGTCATAGTATCAAAGGCTTTTCCTGCATCCTTTGTACTACCTGTTAAGAATTTAAGACGCACTCTCAGACTCTCTAAACCTGACGCACTTTGAATGACGGATTTCATTACCGCCCCTGCACCTAACGCACCCATTGCGCCATTTAGTGAGAATATCTGGTCTTTTACACGCTTGGCTGTATTACCAATGCCTTTAATACCGGCTTTAGCTTTCTCAACACCGTGGGCGCTGACCTTTATTCCTAGTGATGCTACTTGATTAGTCGCCATCTTTATCCTCTAGTTTGAAGTAGGCTATCCAACCATGAAACTCATCAACTGTCATTTTATCTATCTCATAAACAGTCTTGTGTAAGCGATTCGCAAGTGCGTACTTTGCATATAACTCGGAATCGCCCTTTAGTTTCCCTCTTGTTCCTCAATAGTTTGAGAGGTTGATAATTCGCCTACAACTCGTGTAATTACATCCGGTGATGCACCATTCATTAAATCAACCTTATCACTAATAGTAAACACTTTATTGCCTTCTTTGTCCAGCGATTTTAAGATTAAGGTTCGTACCATGAATTCAAAGTCATCGCCTTTAGCAAATTTCCAAAGTGATTTCTTTTCCGCCATAGTAAACGGTGTGCAATAGATAACAGTATCCCATTCAGGTACTTCAATTAACCTAGTCTCTAGTTTATCAAAGTGCGCCTTAACGTTATCTAAAATACTCATTACGATACAGTAGCCCAAGTAACAGCACCATTAGCTTCAAATGAAACTGAAGTCTCAACCATACCGTCTAGTGTAGTTGATACACCTTTCTCAGTAATAATTGCTGATAATTCAGCGAATGTGTCGCCTGTTGTCGCACCTTCAGGATATAACTTTAATGCTACTTCAGCACCTACAGTCATTGCGCCTTGACCTGTTGTGTCAGTCTCATCCCAAAAAGCAGTCATAGAGCCACTTGCTGATGTTAAGCCTACAGTCTTGGTACGTGCTGTGTCTCCTAGTGTAGTGTCGTCAATAGTCTCTGCTGACTCTGAGACACTCCAATCCTTTACTTCTTGGATTACGTTTGAACCGATTTTAGCCGTTCCTTCGCTACCTTTATGATTTGCCATCTTCTTTCTCCGTTGTATTTACTTTTGTTTTTGTTTTTGTTATAGACTTTTCCGCCCAACCTTTCGCCTTCATTTCTTCAATCTTTGAAGGGTGTGGCGTTACACCTTCTTTATCACCGTTAGGTGGATATAAAATTACTGTTTTCATTCGTCTCTCCAATATGGAATAGTTACATTTACCTGATACCAAATATCATCAGCCCCTATTGTTTCAATACTACCAACTCCACAAACCACATCATTAAACTTTCTACCATCAAATATTGATGAGGCGTAATCTGCATATTGTCTTATTGTACTAGTTCCTGTGTCTCTTGGAACGAAGATTTGCACAACTATAATTCCGGTATGGCGTTTTAATTTGTTAATCGCTCTATAATCACCTTCACCGTTTAATATATTTAAACGAACCCAACCTTCATTATTCGGAGTATCAAACTCTACATTCTCCCATGCAACCGGAGTATATGTCCAGTATTCAGAGAATCTGTTTTCAATTGCTAGGCGTTCCTTTTCAAATGACATTATTTAAAACTACTCCTAATCTCATTCATAGTAACATCAACCATGCCTTTAGGTGCTTGTTTACTACTACCCTTTTCTAACAATCCGATATACGGTAATGAGTTAGTAATATATATACTATGTTTACCTGAAAACTTTTTAAAAGGCTGTGTTGTTGTGGCTTCATTGTTTACAGATGCGTTAATACTGCCTTCTGACATATTCCAATTTGCTCTAGCACGACCTGTATCAACAGGTGTTTTTCTAGTTACACCGTTATAAGCATGAAGTGTTATTTTTCTAACAACTTTATCCACCTCTAAACCTGCCTTCTTAGCAAACTTTTTGATTTCGTTGTCAAATGATGATATGCTCATCCCACTTTCCTAACTGTTAATGTGTATGACGCACCGGCAGGGTCGCTATCAACCTTGCTTATCTTGTGTACTTCAGACCCTCTAATAATTAAATCATTAGACTTAGGTGTGAAAGTCAAACCTTTGCTAGAGAATAACACGTTTAATTCACCTGTATTTCCATTAGATATTACCCCACTTCTAAAATCTTCACTCGCTACACTTACTATAGCCTTAATCGTATGGTCGTTTTCATCTTCTGCCAATTGACCTGAATAAACATCATAATCAGCATTTCCCTTTACTCTATAAGTTACCGTTTCCGCTATGTCACCAGTGGCAGATATAGCAGAGCTTACTGCGCTAAGTAGCGCATCTCTCAATCCCATTAGGTTCTAACCACCGATACAGTGCCAAACTTAGCACGAGCATGAATAGAGCCCCATCCTCTTAACATTTCCTGAACAATAGAAGGCATTACACCTGCCGTATCGTTTTTATCAAATGTTAGTGAAATATCGCCAACCTCTAGACTTGTTAGGCCTTTACCTTGAGCATCACCAGTTAGGTCTCCTGCTAAAAGGTGTCTAGCAAATTCAGCTGTAGCATTCTTTACTGGTTGTGGAACTATCGTAGAAGATACGGTAAAACCGTCATCGGTAACACCTGTTCTGCCCCAAGCCAAAGCTTGAGTGCTAGAAGTCTTTGCGCCTACCCATTCAATCTTCTCGTCTAAGATACGAGTAGCCATCTTTAAGGCTATCTCCTTATTGGCTTCTGTAGAAGCTGTCCAAGTTGTAGCGTATAAATGTGTTGCGTGGTAGGCATCTGCGTCTGATACTGAAACATAGCTATCTGCTGATGAGCCGTTTGGAGTTGCGTCTAATGCCATAATTTTTCCTTAATAAGTACCCCCAAGGTAATGAAACCAAGGGGGATTTTATCAAACTGTATTAGTTATTAATACCGTTTAACATTGC